ATGAGCGCCCCCAAAGCCGGCGCGTTGTGGCGCTCCGATCACAGGATGCGCTTCGTTGATCAGGTCTGCGCAGATCAAACCATGCCCGCTAATGCCTGCCGCATCGCCATTGCGCTCTCGCGCTATGTGAACAGTCGCACAAGGCTGGCGTGGCCGACCCAGGAGACGCTGGCCGAGCTCCTAGGACTGACCGAGCGCAGCATTCGATCCGGGCTCACCGACTTGGCTGAGGCTGGCCATATCCAAATCATCCCGATCGTGGACACGCGATGCAAAGATCAGCGGCGCAACGGCTACCTCGTCATCATCAAGGATGATGGAAAACCCGCTTCGGAGAGCCCTCCCGAGATGACCGATACCGGAAGCAATCTTCCGGTAAATACCGGAAGGGATTTTCCGGTAAATACCGGAAGCAATCTTCCGGTCAACATAAGAGAAGAATCTAACCCCTTAGAATTCAACACGGCGCTCGCTCGAGCAGCTCGCGCTCGGGCGCTTAGTTCCACTTCATCCGCGCGCGCGGCAAACCGACCAAGGGCATTCGAAGGAAGGCTGCCCCAGCCTCCGCCCGACTATAGCCATGTGCCCCCACCGCCCTTGAGCTTCGAGACGCGCAAAATAATGGGGCTTGCTGATCCGTGAGAGATGCCCGCCGCCCTCCGAAAAGCAGACCCTGCAAACATCGACGGGTCCTTCTCTCGCTCAGCGGGTGCGCTAGCGGCGCAGTGCGCAATTCCTCTAGACAGGGTCGTTTTCGTGCCTAAGACGTTGGTTTTTCAAGGGCAATAGTGAAGTGATAGACGTCGAGAAAACCCTCTTTCAGGTCGATTCTAGAGCGCCAAAAACGCTCAAAAAGGCTGATTTTGGGCGTCTTGTCGGCGTCTCGCCGGCCAGGGTGTCGCATTGGGTGAAGGCCGGCATGCCGGTCACCCCGAACGGGCGCGTCAACATCGACCAGGGCCAGCAATGGCTCGAGGCGAACGTCGACCACGCGCGCCGCGAGACCTGGCAGCGCACGGCGGCGGCCGACGCCCCGGAAGTGCCGAAAATCCGGTTCGCGCAGATCATCCACGCGTCGCCGGCGACGGTCTCGAGATACGTGAAGGCCGGCATGCCCGTCGAGCCATCTGGCAGGATCAATGTCGAGAAGGGCTGGGCGTGGATCCGGGCCCGCCGAGACGGCGATGATGGCGGCGAAGGGCCTAGTCGCGCACCGCTACCAGCTCCGCCCATAAGCGCCCGCGGGCAGCGCGACGTCGCCGAGGCCGAGATAGCCCGCCTTAAGGCCGAACGGCTCGCCGGCCGGCTTATCGACCAGCGGGCGACGTTGCGCGCCGTAGAGGGCCGCGCGCGCTTTGAGCGTGACGCTTGGATAGGCTGGGTCAATCGCGCCGCGCCCTTGGTGGCCGCGCTCGGCGGCGACCTGGCGGCCACGGTCGCCGTGCTCGACAGGGAGGTGCGGGCCCAGCTCGCGGCCCTCGCGGCGACACCGCTCGAGCTCCCAATTGAGTAACACGCTGCAACCCAATGCCGCCTCCCTGTTACCTGGTCTCGACGGTGCGCAGATCATGGTCGCAGCGTGCGACCATGAAACTGAGTCCAGCCGGCTGGACTTTGTTTTGGACGCCGAGCGCGACGAGACGCTCGAGCTGATCGACGCCGCCTGGCGCCGCGGCCTCGAGCCTGAGCCGCAACTGACCGTGTCGCAGTGGGCGGACAAGCACCGGGTCCTGCCGACGGCGAATGCCGAGCCGGGGCCATGGCGAACCGATCGCGTGCCCTATTTGCGCGAGATCATGGACTGCCTGTCGACGAGCTCGCCGATCGAACGGATCGCTTTCATGAAGGGTGCACAGGTCGGCGCAACCGAAGCCGGGTTGAATGTGATCGGATTTTGGGTTCATCACGCGCCAGGCGTCATTTTGACCGTCTGGCCGTCGATCGAGCAGGTGCGGCGCAACAGCCGAATTCGAATTGACCCGCTGATCGAGGGTACCCCGGCGCTTCGCGCCAAAATCGCGCCGTCGCGATCGAAAGATCCAGGCAATACCGTGATGCAGAAAGAGTTCGCCGGCGGCGCGCTTGTGATGACCGGCGCGAACTCCGCGGCCGGCCTGCGGTCGTTGCCTGCCCGCTACCTCGTCATGGACGAAGTCGACGCCTTCCCGGCCGACGCGGACGGCGAGGGGGACCCGGTGGCGCTGGCGATTCAAAGAACCGTCACCTTTAGGGGTCGAAGGAAGATTTTCCTCATTTCGACGCCGACCTTTGCCGGCGCGTCTCGCATCGAAAAGGCCTACGCCGAATCCGATCAGCGCAAGTTCTTCGTGCGATGCCCGCACTGCGGTGTGATGCAGGTCATCGCGTGGTCGTCGATCCAATGGCCCGAAAGCAGGCCGCGCGAGGCGTTCATGGCGTGCTCGGCGAACGGGTGCGTGATCGACGAGCGCGACAAGCCGACAATGCTCGCCGGCGGCGAATGGCGCGCGACGGCGGAGGGCGACGGGCGCACGGCGGGCTTTCATCTGCCGGCCCTCTATTCGCCGTTCGAGAGCTGGGGCGAGATCGCCGAAGAGTTCATGATCGTCAGGCGCGATCCGCTGCGTTTGCAGGTGTGGACCAACGTCAAGCTCGGCTTGCCGTTCGAAGACCGCGAGGCCGGGCAATTCGACCCAGCCAGCGCGCTCGAGCGGTTGGAAGACTGGGGTGAAGGCGTGCCCGAGCAGGTGTCCGTCATCACCGCCGGGGTCGACGTGCAGGGAGACCGGCTCGCCGTCGAGATTGTCGGCTGGGGCGTCGGCGAGGAGTCCTGGAGCCTGAGTTATGACGAGCTGTGGGGCGACCCGTCGAAGCCCGATGTTTGGCGCGCCCTCGACGCTGAGCTCCTGCGCCGGTTCGATCATCCGAGGGCCGGCGCCATGCCGATCAGGGCCGTTTGCGTCGATAGCGGTGGCCACCATACGCAGACCGTGTACAAGTTCGCCCGCGAGCGCGCCGCCCGCAATTGCTGGGCTGTCAAGGGGCGGGGCGGCCCTGGTATCCCCGTTTGGCCGCGCCGGCCGCCTAAGCCGGGCCAGCAAACCTTCACGCCGTTCATCGTCGGCGTCGACGCGGCGAAAGAGCTGATCGTCTCGCGCCTCGAGCGCGACGAGGGGCCAGGTACGTGCCATTGGCCGCTCGGCCGCGACCTGGATTATTTTCGCATGCTCGGGGCAGAACGAATCGTGCGCACGTTTAAACGCGGCGTCGCCGTTAGGACCTGGCGAAAGGATCCCAGCATCGCAAATGAGGCGCTCGATTGCCGGGTCTATGGCTACGCCGCCGTATGCGGCTTGGTAGCCCGCGGCTTCCGCCTCGCGGCTGAGGCGCGGCGGATCGCCGACATGCCCTTGCGCGAGAAGGCCGCACTGAAGCCAGCGCGGTCAAGCATGCCGGCGGTTATCAGGTCGAAATGGATGGATCGGTAAAAAGGTAGCACGCTGCTACTGTTTCCGAAAAAGCTAAGTCGCCCGGTTACTTAGCTTTTTGCCCGCAAACGCGCCCCTGGGCCGCCCCCATTGGGGTCAATGAATTGAACACCCTCCCTTTCGAGGGCGGAGCGAATCGCGGTTTGCGTCGCGTGGATCGGGTCTCTCTTTCCCGATTCGAAGTCGGCGATCGTCCGAACAGCGACATTCGCAGCGGTTGCCAACGCCTCGCGCGACATTTCGACCAAGGCGCGCCCAGCACGGCATTGATGCGAAGTTAAAACTTGCAACGTTGCCTCTTTTTGTCATATGGTGCAAATCGGCAATCTTGCCGTCTTTATGCCTAGCACAAAGGCCCCCAGTGCCCAAGCTCGAAGACATTGCCGCCGATCTCCGCAGGTTGGAAGTCCCCATTAGTGAGCTGAGAACCCTCGCTCACATTGCTCGCGTCTTCGCGGAGAATTCGCCGAAGTCCTCCGATGAAGAAGAGGTTAGCCGATACCAGGATGCTTGTAGTTCATTGGCCGACCAAATCGAGGGTCTGGCCGATTCTGTGCATGACTGTTTTTATTTGGTGTGGAATGCCCACTGCGCGGCTGAGGGGGCGCGGTCGTGAGCGCCCATAAGGAAGACGACCCCATCGAGGCGGCCTTCGAGGTGCTCGACGATGTCGCCCACAACCCGCACCTCGGGCTGCAGGAATTTGGAATTGCGTTTCGGAACCTATTTCGCGCCGCGCGGATCAGCGAGGCGCGCCGATACCAGAAAGAACTCGATGCTGGCGTGACCCCTGAACGCGAGCGAGAAATCAAAATATGGCTGGAATATCATAGGCTTCTCGACGCGGGCCATTATGGCGACGGCGGGAAGCCTGGCGCGTTCTGAATTGACCGGAAAACGCTTAAAAAGCCATTGACAATATGTCACCGATTTACATAACTTCCGCCAACTTGTCGGAGGTTTTACCCGTGAACACAATCCCCAATGCGAAGCTCTGCGCCGCCTTGAAAGTGAGCCGGGCGAGGGTCGACCAATGGCTCTCTCGCGGATTCATTAAGCTCGAAAACGAGACGACTTCTGGCCGGGTGCGCCAGTGGACCGAGCGCGACGCAATCAAGCTGGCCGCGTTGAGGAACCTTGCAGACGCCAACCTTCCCCTTGAGCAGATGGCCCCGCATGTTCAGTTCCTGACGCGCCGGAGCGACGACGCCTATCTGGTGATCCATTACGGGCCGCAGCGCCTTATCGCCTTCTCCGAGCGCGGCGCACCTATCCAAGACGACCCTGCAGGCCCGGAAGTCCTCATTCCTGGCCATTTGGACTCCGACATCTTCCCGGTTGCCCAGCTTATGAGGTTCCTGGCGCTGGGCCACGCGCGCGTCGCGATCGTGGTGCCGTTGCACGTCGTCACCGCCGAGATCGATCGGATTTTCGCAGAGGCCGTCGAGTGATCGCGTCGGAGGAATTCAAGCGCGACCCGGACCAGGTGCGGCGCGTCAAGGCAGCCGAGGCAATCCTGAATGCGCTGAAGACACTCGGGGTCGAAGAGCGCGAGGCTGCGGCGATCGCCATGCGCGTCGTCGATAACTGCCGCGTCATCGCGGCGATGGATCGAGAGGATATCCGAAAATGACAGTCAAGACGATCAAGCTCGACAAGCCCGTCACCTGGCCTGGGGGCGCGCCAATCTCCGAGATCCGGCTCAAGGAGCCGACCGGGCAAATGTTCATCGACCTCGGCGAGCCGCGCGCGCTCGTGACGAATCGCAACGGGTCCATGGTCCTGTCGGAGATTCCGGAGACGATCAAAGCCTACCTCGATCGCTGCATCGATCACGAGGCCGGCGCGGCGATCGTCGCGCTTCTCAGCCTTTCCGACGCCCGCAAGCTCAAGGACGCGCTCTTCGGTTTTTTCGTCGCGGCGTAGGCCAGGACTATCGAATGGCGGTGGGCAATCTCGTGTTCCGCATGAAGGCCATGCCGCTCGACGCCGCCGCCGCGAAGCCCTTGTCCGAACTGTTCGAGTTGCACCGCTTCGCCGTCGAAACGATGCCGAAAGAAAAGTGAATGCCCGGCCTCGAATCAAGACTGACCATCAACGCCGACGATCGCACCGCCGCGGCGTTCGCGAGCGTTCAGGGCCGGATCGAATCGCTGATGGCAAGCGTGGGGGCGCTCGATCGCATGGGCGGCGTCGCCGCCGCGGCCGGGCCCGTGACGGCGCGCGCCGGGGCGGCTCTGGGCGGCGTGCCTCTGAGAGAGAGCGACACGGCTCTTAAAGACAACACGAAGGCGCTGGACGAGCACACCAAGGCTCTGAACAAGGGCTCGGCAGCGCTGCCCGCAACGGACTTCCTGGGAAAGCTGGCCACGGCTATCGGGCTCATGAAGGTGCTGGACGTCGCGTCGGCCGGCGTCGAGCGGGCTTTCGATCGCGAGCACGAAAAAGTCCGCATGAAAATCGCCGGCATGACGCCGGAGGAGATCGACGATTCGGAGAAGCTGACGGCCCAGATTGCGAAGACCTATCCGTCGATTCCGCAATCGGAAGCGATGGGGCTCGCCCGAAACGCCCGATCGGTTTTCAATAATTATGAGGACGCCGCGAAGTTCCTGCCGGAAATCGCCAGCACCTACGTCATTACTCAGGCCAGCAACAAAAAGATGACCCCGGAGGAGGTCACGGCCGATCTCGAGCAGCTGATGAAGGCCACCGAAATCAAGGGTGTGACCCAGAACCCTAGCGAATTCCATAAAATGATGGAGGGGATCGACAAGGGCCTCAGTGTCTTCGGAGACACGCTCAAGCCGTTCGATTATTTCGCGATGGTCAAATACGCGAAGGCGGCAGGCATCGGACTATCGACCGAATTCATGGTCGGAGTGGCGCCGTCGATCGCGCAAGCGCTGCGTGGCTCAACGGCTGGTCATGCCTTCACCGCCTTCGACAAGGCCATCGTAGGCGGCCATCTGGAGCAGGACGCAATTCAGCAGCTCTTGGATTTAAGCCTGCTCAAGGAAGAGGATGTCATCAGGTCGAAGACTGGCGCCATCAAGGGCCTCGCGCCGGGACACTATGTCCAAGGAGCAGACCTGGCGGCGGTTGATCAATACGAATGGGTGCAGAAATATTTGATGCCATCTATGGCCGCGAATGGCGTCGCCGGTCCTGAAGGTATTCGTCGGACCATTGATCGAATCTTCGAAAATCAAAATGCGTCTTATCTAGGTCTCGCCTACGCCACCCAACAATCGAGAATTGAGAAGGACCTCGGGAAGGAACGGGGCGGCCACGGGGGCGACGCGGCGAAAATCCTTACCGAGCAGGATCCTCTCATCGGCCGCGAGGCGATGTGGAATTCGATCGAGGGCATGATCGCGCGGACCGTCCCAACCGATTTCCTCGAGAAGGTGTTTCGCCTCTCGGCCGGCATCGCGAGCACGACGTCGCCGGCTTCTCTCTCTGGTGAGCATCTCACCCCCGCTGAGGGAAAGGCGCTCCCGATGGCGCATTTTGATGAGGGGCGCGACCCTCGCAGCCCATCGGCCGGACCGTTCGCTTATTATCCGCGCGCAGAGTCGCCGGGGCGGATCATGCCCGCCCGGCCGGTGACACCGACGCCCGGGCTGCAGCAGCAAGTCGACGTTCACGGGTCGGCGGAGATTGAGCACACCGTCCGCGTAGACGTGCGCGTGGATTTGTCGCCGGAGCTGCGCGCCAAGATCGACACCGCGGCGAGCTCTGCGCGGCAGTTCACGGTGCCGCTGATCGGCGGCGGGACGGGCCGCATGGACGGCGACGCTGGCCCCCATCGCGCCGGCGGGGAGTTTCATTGGTGAGCGTCGCCAGCGTCATCGCTCGCGGCCTTCGCGCTATGCTCGGCGATCGCTCTGCGACGCGCGCGATCGACTATGACGGCGCGGGCGGCGGGCGTCGTCTGCGTCATGCCGGCGAGATGCCTTTGCCCCTGGCCGCGCAGATCAACGCGCGCATGCCTCTGGCGCGCCGGGCACGCTACCTAGTCGGATCGAACGGCTACGCGGCGGCGGGCGTGAGCGCGTGGGAATCGGCGCTCGTCGGCTCGGGCATTAAGCCACAGAGCGCGCACCCGGTTCCCGAAATGCGCGCCAAGATCAACGCGGCGTTCAACACATGGACGCGCACCGCCGACGCCGACGGTCTGCTCGATTTCTATGGATTGCAGGCGCTCGCTGCGCGCCGGCTCGTCACTGACGGCGAAGTGTTCTCGATCTTCACTCACGCCGACAATGAGCTGCGCTTGCGCATGGTCGACGGCGAGCAGGTGAACGGCGCATATCACGCCGAGCTCTCCTATGGCTCGCGCGTCGTCAGCGGAATCGAATTCGATGTAAACGGCAAGCGCACTGCCGTGCACATGTGGAAGCAACGGCCCGGCCTGCCCGTTTCGATCACCCTCGAATTGATCCGCATTCCGATCGAAGACGTGTGCCAGGTCTTTCGATTGGAGACGCCCGGGCAAGTCCGCGGCGTGTCGTGGTTCGCGCCGGTCCTTCTGCGCCTGGTGGATCTCGACAGCGCCCATGATGCGCAACTGATGCGCCAGAAGGTCGCGGCGTTGTTGACCGGTTTCGTTATCGATCCGAACGGCGCCGCGGCGGGTTTCGAAGGGCGGCCCGAGTATGACGGCGGGCTTGAGAGCGGCCTCGAGCCCGGTGAACTGAAGGTTCTTCGCCCCGGCCAAGATATCCGCTTCAGCGATCCGGCGCGCGTCGGGCGCGAGGTGATCGAATTCCTCGAGATCACGGCGGCCGAAATCGCGGCGGGCCTCGGCGTTCCCTACGAGCAGCTCACGACCGATCTGCGCCGCGTGAACTTCTCGTCGATCCGCGCCGGCCTGGTCGAGTTCCGTCGCCGCGTCGAGGCGATACAGTTTAACGTGCTTATCCACCAGTTTTGCGATCCGGTCTGGCGCAGGTGGATTACGACCGAAGTCCTCGCCGGCCGGCTCGATGCGCCCGGCTTCGAGCGCGACCCCGAACCCTATTTCGCCGCGAACTGGCTGCCTCCGAAAACTCACTGGGTTGATCCATTAAAAGATGCGGAAGGCGAGGTCGTCGCCATTCAGGCCGGCCTCATGTCGCGTCGGCAGGCGGTCGCCCAACGCGGCTATGACCTCGAGGCGCTCGACAAGGAAATTGCCGAAGACAACGCCAACGCGAAGAGCCTCGGCCTCGACTTCGCCGCGCCGCCGGCGCCGCCGGCGCGCGTGCCCGCGTCACAGCCTGACGGAGACACAGCCTGATGGGCATCCGGGGATCCAACAAAATCGTGGGAATCGGCCGGCCCAAAAAACCGCCGGCGGCGGATTCCTTCCCCTGGAGACCGGGCGAGATGGCCTACCGCACGCCTCGCCGCGCGCCGAAGATGAGGCCCGGCACGCCCGAGGAGCGCTCGACCTTTGCGGCCGAGATCCGCGCAAAGACGAAACTCTTCGAGGGCGGCAAATGAACGATCTGGTCATCACCCGCCGCTCGCCATTCGCACCGGCTTCATGGGACGCGGAAAATTGGACGTTCGAGCTCACACTTTCTACCGGGGCGCCCGTCGAGCGCTTCGATTCGCGCGGCGCTTACTCCGAGGTGCTCGCCGTCGAGGGCGCGGCCTTCCCCGCGACCTTGCCGCTCTTGGACTCGCACACGCGAGACAGTGTCGACGCCAAGCTCGGCGTCGTCGACAGCATCAACGTCGTCAACGGGAAGCTGGTCGGGCGCGCGAAGCTGTCGCGCCATAACCCTCGTTCCCAACGGATCGCCGCCGAGCTCAGCGACGGCCAGACGTTCGGCGTTTCGATCGGCTATCGCGTCAACAAATGGTCAGAGCGCCAGAGCGCGAACGGACGCGAGAAAGTCGCCGTCGCCTTCGATGTCATCGAAGCCTCGCTCGTTATCATCCCCGCAGACTCAAACGCAGGAATTCGCACCATGGAAACCCAAATTGTCGATCCCCCCGTCGTCGATCGCGCCGCGGTCAATGTCGAAATTCGTTCGATCGCCAAGATCGCCAAGCTCGACCAGGCCTGGATCGACGGACAGATCGACGCGAACGCCACTGTCGAGGCGGCGCGCGCCGCGGCCTTCGACGCCATGCAGACGCGCTCGAGCGTGGGCGCGAGCTTGCGCACGCACACCACCGTCGGGACGGACTATACCGACCCCGAATTCCGCGCCCGCACGATCGGCGAAGCGCTCTATACGCGCGTCACGCCGAGCCACACGCCGAGCGAAGCGGCGCGCCCCTATGTCGGCCTCTCGATCCCGGACGTTGCGCGCGACTGCCTGCGCAACCGCGGCTTCGCCACCATGGGGCTCAGCGCCTCCACTGTCATCGAGCGCGCCCTGCAGTCGACGTCTGACTTCCCCTTGGTCTTGGCCGACGCGCTCGATAAGACGCTGCGCCAGGCCTATCAGACCGCGCCCGCCGGCGTGCGCCAGGTCGCCCGCGCCACGACGGCGCGCGACTTCCGCAATAAGCACCGGATCCAGTTCTCGACCGCGCCGACGCTTCTGCCGCTGAACGAACACGGCGAGTTCGTGTCCGGCGGGATGAGCGATTATGACCAGACTTATGCGGTCACGACGTTCGGCCGCATCGTCGGCTTCACGCGCCAAGCCATGGTCAATGACGATTTGGGCGCCTTCGCTGACACGACCCGGCGCATGGGCGTCGCCGCCGCGGCCTTCGAGGCGAACTTCCTCGCCAATATCGTCTCGAGCAACCCGACGCTCGCTGACGGGAACCAGGTGTTCTCCAACGCGCACGGCAATAAGCTCGGGACCGGCGCCGGCACGGCGATCGATGTTGCGAGCCTGAGCACGGCGCGGCAGGCGATGCGCGCTCAAACCGGGCTGCTGGGTGAGCTCATCGATGTCACCCCGCGCTATCTCGTCGTCGGCCCCGACAACGAGACGGCCGCGGAGGCCGTCGTGTGGCAAATCGGGCCCACTAAGTTGGAAGACGTCAACCCGTTCGCCATCAAGCTGCAAATCGTCGTCGACCCGCGACTGGCCACCGGCGTTTGGTATTTGGTTGCCGACCCCGCCCAGGTCGATGGGCTCGAATACGCCTACCTCGAAGGCGCGGCGGGGCCCCAGATCACCAGCGACCTTGGCTTCGAGGTCGATGGCGTGCGCTTCCGCATCCGGCTTGATTTCGGCGGCGCGTTCGTCGACTGGCGCAGCTGGCTCCAGGTGACCTGACCATGGCTGATCCAACCCTCCTCGCCCAGGCTGAAGCCGCTCTGCATGCCCTGCTAACTGGCCGGCAAAGCGTCGAGGTCGTCCAGGAGGGCAAGGGCATGGTCAAGTACAAGCCCGCCGACGCCAACCAGCTGCGCGCCTATATCGCCTGGCTTCGCGGCGGCGAAATCAAAAGCGTTCGCATCTCCTCTCATAAGGGACTCGGTTACCCATGAAGAATTTTGTCAAACCCGGCCACGCGCTCGACGTCGTGGCGCCGTCCGGCGGCCTTGTCTCCGGGCAGGCGGTCTTGATCGGCAGCCTATTCGGCGTGGCGGCCTATAGCTGCGCCGCTGGCGCCAGCGCCGAGATCGTCACCAATGGCGTGTTCACGTTGCCCAAGGCGGCGTCGATCGCCTTCTCGCAGGGCGACAAGGCCTATTGGGACGCGACCGCCGGCGATATCACCTCGACCGTGAGCTCAAACAAATGGGTTGGCGTCATCACCGACGCCGTCGCGGGCAGCGCCGCGGCCGTCAACGTCCGCCTGAACGGCTTCCCGCAATAGGCGGTAGCACCGGGCGACCGCCTAAAAACCGGTAGCAAGGCGCGACCGGTTTAAAAAGGAGACGCGGGTTTGAAGCGCCGAGTTGCTTTCAAACAGGCCGACGTTGCGAGGGCGTTAAAGGCGTCTGACGCCGCCGGCCTCAAGGTGGCGCGGGTCGACGTCGACCCCGCGGCCGGCACGTTCTCGATCGTCTTCGCCGACGGCGCGTCGATTGCAAACGCCTCGCCGTTTGATGTGTGGAAGGCAAAGCATGCGCGTGCGCCTGAAGGGCCTCAATAGCCGGACCAAGCGCCTCGCCGATGGCCGCGAGGTTACGTACTACTACGCGTGGAAGGGCGGCCCACGCCTGCCCGGCAAGCCCGGCGATCCTGAATTCCTGGCCGGCTACAAGGAGGCGATCGCCCGCAAGCGCGAGGCTCCGGCCGGCGTTCTCCTATCCGTGATCAATGCCTATCAGGCGAGCGGCGAATTCGTCGAGCTCGCGCCGCGCACCCGCGCGGACTATGTGAAGCAGATCCGAAAGATCGAAGTCGAGTTCGGCGACTTCCCGCTCGACGCCCTGCCCGATCGCCGCACCCGCGCCGAATTTCTGGCGTGGCGCGATAGGCTCGCTGTTCAATCGAAAAGGCAGGCCGACTACAGCTTTGCCGTGTTGGCCCTCATTCTGTCTTGGGCGCATAACCGCGGCTTGGTGCTCGTGAACCCGTGCGAGAAGGGCGGCCGGCTTTATCGCGCCAGACGGAGCGACAAGATCTGGACTGACGCCGACGAGGCGGCGTTCATGGCCAAGGCGCCCCAGCATCTCCATCTCGCGCTCTTGCTCGGGATCTGGACCGGTCAGCGCCAAGGCGACCTGCTAAGACTCCCGTGGAAAGCCTATGACGGAGAGACCATCCGCCTGACGCAGGCGAAGACGGGTGTCACTGTCTCGATCCCGGTCGGACTTCCGCTCAAAGAAGCGCTCGACCTCGCTCAGCGGGCTTGCCTGACGATCCTCGCGACGGCCCGGGGCAAGAGCTGGAGCGCCCACGGTTTTTCCGCGTCATGGCGCAAGGCATGCGCCAAGGCCGGGGTCGTTGGCGTCACCTTCCACGATTTGAGGGGAACGGCTGTAACCCGGCTCGCCGTCGCCGGGGCGACCGTGCCGGAAATCGCGTCAGTGACCGGCCATAGCCTCGCCGACGTCCGCGTCATCCTCGACAGCAACTACTTGCACCGCGATCCGGCGTTGAGCGTCTCGGCGATCCGCAAGCTCGAAAGGAGAACAAAAACTCCCGACTGATCTCCCGACCGCAACATATCGCAGCGTTTTGTTCTCATCAAAAAACAGAGAAAATCGAGTAAAAACAATGGTAGCGGGACCCAGACTTGAACTGGGGACCTACGGATTATGATTCCGCCGCTCTAACCAGCTGAGCTATCCCGCCATGAGCGGCGCGTGACCATTCTCATGCGCCGGCGAGCCGCCCCTATAAGGAGGGGCGGACGAGCCTGTCAAGGCGCGCTCACTCGTCGTCCGGCGTCTCGGGGAAGACGCGCGTCACATGCCCCATCTTGCGCCCGGGGCGGATCTCGAGCTTGCCGTAAAGATGCAGGCCAAGATCCGGCTGGGCGAGGATGTCGCGCCAATCCTCGGCGTCCTCGCCGATGAGATTGTGCATCTCGATCCGGCCGCGCCGGGCGGTCGCGCCGAGCGGCCAGCCGGCGATGGCGCGGATGTGCTGCTCGAACTGCGACGTCTGAGCGCCCTCGAGGGTCCAATGGCCGGAATTGTGGACGCGCGGCGCGATCTCGTTGACGACGAGCGCTTCGCGGCCGTTCACGTCGCGGGTGACGAAGAGCTCGACCCCCAGCACCCCGACATAGTCGAGCGCCGCGATGACCGACGCGGCGATTCGCTTGGCCTCGGCCGCCGTCTCGGCGCTCACGCGCGCCGGCGCGCGGGTGCGCGCCAGGATATGGCGCTCGTGCTCGTTCTCGCACAGATCGTACGACGCGATGTCGCCCTCGAGGCTGCGCGCCGCGATCACCGACACCTCGCGCTCGAAGGCGACGAAGCCCTCGAGGATCATCGGCGCCGAGCCGAGCGTGCGGTGGACGGCGGCGACGTTCGAGCCCTCGCGGATCAAGGACTGGCCCTTGCCGTCGTAGCCGAAGCGCCGCGTCTTGAGGATCGAGGGGCGGCCAAGCTCGGCGACGGCGCGCACGAGCGCGCCCGCGTCCTCGACGCCGACGAAGGGCGCGACCTTATGGCCGAGTTCGCGGAGAAACGTCTTCTCCGTCAGCCTGTCCTGGGTCAGCGCGAGCGCGCGGACGCCAGGGCGGACCGCGACGCGCTGGCTCAAAAATTCAACCGTCGCCGTCGGCACGTTCTCGAATTCGTAGGTGACGACGTCGACGCCCTCGGCGAAACGGGCGAGCGCCGCCTCGTCGTCGAAGGCCGCGACGGTCCGCGCCGCCGCCGCGTCATAAGCCGGCGCCGAGTCCTCGGGCGCGAAAATATGGGTGCGCAGGCCGACCTTGAGCGCGGCGATCGCCAGCATGCGCCCGAGCTGCCCGGAGCCCAGAATGCCGATCGTCGCCCCGGGGCTCAGGATCAT